CATGTCGTCGTGGGCCGACGCCAGATCTTCGACCTCTTCGGCGCTGTAGCCCATCGAGATCAACTCGGACACCGTGATTATGCGGCGGTGCGCAACATAGTCAGACGTCTCGACGTCCTTACTCTCGCGAGAGATCAGGAACTCCTCGGGCGGCACAGCCTCGATCTGCACGCGGCCATCTGGGCGCACATATTCGACTGTGGCACTGTGGACCATTGGGGGCATGATAAACTGGCCGGTGTTAGGGTCGATCTGCGGCTCGCCGACAGTCTCGGACGACTGTACAGTGATTTCCGCGTCCGGGTCTGCGGCGAGTGCTGCAAGTGCAGCGTCGTCGAGGCCGGTCAGATTGTAAGTCTCGACTTCGGTCTTGTCTTCCCAGAAACACTTGATGATGCCGACCTTGCGGATCAGTGCGTCTTTGAATGCTGAGTGCATCGCCAAGAAGCCGTTGTTGTCGCGGTTCATGATGAAATTGGCGTAGTCGGTCGCTTGTTGGGCCGCCTCGACATCCTCTGGGCCGGTGGGGACATATGACACTGCCTCGTCGGAGCCGTGGAACACGCGCATCAGCGACGGCATGACGGCCTGTACGGTATCCCGTACGTCTCGGCTGACCACTTGACTGCGGCCTTCTTCCTCGTTCCCGAATGGGGCGCCGTTGTAATATTTGGTCGCCTCAGCGCGCTTGGGGCTGATGTAGTTGTCGATATAGTCGATTGCGTCCTCGAGCTCGCGCGCGACGACCGACTGCAACTCCACCTCGTCCATCACGTCCGGATTAAGCTCTGCCTCAAGCTCTGAGGCCATCTCATTCATGTCATAGTCCATCTTGTGGCCCCTTATTGGTTAAATGCGCGCCAGAATTCTGTGAATTGGCCTATCTCGTCTTCCATCTGGCGGTCAACTTCTTGTCTCATGTTTGGGTGTGACATCAAGAACGACCTCTGGTCTGAGCCCGGAAGGCCACCAACATCAACATCACCGGCGGCTTTCCCCAGGGTTTTCACTGCCTTACCGCCTGGGACCACCGCGGCTGCGGTGGCTGCAAGGTCGGCATATCGCGCATCATTTGCTGCCCTGAGCTGTGTGGGGCTCGCTTCGGCCGGCTCGATGCCGTACATGTCCATGAGATAATCTGCGGCGGTTTTAGTCAGAGCGCCTGTCGCTGTGTCCGCCACATCTTGATACACATCCTTCGCAGTGCCGACTGGATCTGCAATTGCCCCGATCATGCTCTCGCCGATTGCCTTATTAACGGCCATGGGATTACTGCGGACTGCGTTAATGAGGCCCGCGCCACCTTCAGCGGTGACACGGCCCATACCCATTACGTCTTTAAGTGGTCCTCGCAATCCCGGTGGGACGAATTGCATTAAGTCTGCCATCAGCCAAGCAATCCTGTTGGGCGCGCCTGCGGCCTCACACTGCCGGGTCGCATGCGCGGCGACGGAGACACTGTGATGCCGTAGTTGTCGCCGGTCGACTGGTTGTAATACTGGCGCACGTTGTCGATGTATTGCTGCGTCTCGGCTGGCAAGTTGTAATATTTGCCGTCGGCGTCGAGCATGCGGCCGGGGCCGGCATTGTACGCGCCCACCGCCTTGTCGATGTCGCCGCCGAAGCGCTCGATCATGGCGCGCATGTATGCGTCAGCATAAGCGCGGTTGACCTCGGGAATGTCGAGCAACTCCTTGGCGGTCGCCTCGTCACGCTCAAATTTCTCGCCGAAGAGATCCTCGGCAATGTCGAACACGTCTTTCGCGCCCTGTGCCGCGTAACCCGGATCCATCGCAGCTTTCGGCACGACCTGCATCTGGCCGCGTGCGCCGCTCTCCGGGTTAACCAGTGGGAGCGGCTTTGTGGTCTCGTTTGGGTCGTCGCGGTTGCGGCTGCTTTCTTGACGCTGGATGGCGTCGAGCAGGGATTTGAAATCATAATCTGGCATTAAAATTTCCCGGAGTTTAGCTTGAGATAAATGTTGTGCAGGCTGCGCAAGTTTTTCTCAGGCAGCCCCTTGTTCGCCATGGCCTGCCCCTGATCGGATGACAGCCACGCATCAAAGTCTAAGGCTGCCTCTGACGGAGCTGAGGTGCTCTCACTAGCCGAGAATGGATCGTATGACGGCACATATTGACCGCCAGCAATTTGCGAATATCCGGGGTTTAGGTCTATGTCCAAGTCATCCAGAATTGTGCGCGGAGCCTGCGGGTCGAAGCCGAACTTGTCTTCCTCGAAACCGTAGCCGCGCAGAGGCTCTACCGCGACCGGCGGCGTAGTTACTCCGGTCTGAGCTGCGGGCGCTGGGGCGCGGTTGGCCGCCAGTCTGCGGTTCTGCATGTTCGAGAGCGCGGTCAGGGCGCCGACGCCCGGCCCAGTGCCACTCTGCGTGTTCATTGTGTATTCTGTACCAGTGTCGCGCGGGCCGGTGGTGGCGTAGTTAATCGCGCCGGTCAACAGGTTGAAAGGCGTAAACCGGCTCGCGTCGGTGAGGAAATTGCCGGTCTCCGGGCGGAGAAAGCCCTTGTAGCCAAATATTCCGGGCGCGTCGGCCTGCGGATTGCGAAACGTGCTGCGGGCACGAGCCCTTGGGTCTCCGCTGAAAACTCTTTGCAGCAATCCGCTGAAACTCGGGTTGGATGCGTTGCGAGCGCGGGCGGCATCTTGGCGGGCCTGATTGCCGGCAACATATCGCGCGTCGTCGGTGGACGAGCTGGCGGAACGGTGGAATTTTCTTGCTCCAGCGCTTGTCGATAAATCGTTGTTTTGGTGACTGTAGGGGTCAAAATTTCCGCCCGCCATAATTTTTCCTCTCGTCCCGCTTCTCCCAATAATACAGCAAAACCTGCCCGAAGTAACCCCGCGCCAACATGGGAGGATGGCAGCGCGGGGGAGCCGGGTGGCTCAGTGGCCGGGTGGGAGTTAGCCACTAACGGGTGCAGGATAACAAAAAAATGCAGGGAGGGCCAGTTTTTTGCAAATTAGCGCTTGCAATCGGTGGGTGTTAACATTAGGTTAACATTATAGACAGGAGCAAAGGAAAACGGACATGCTATACCGCAGATACATGAATAAACACGAAATCAACGAAATGGCTGAGGCCGCCCTGAGCGCCTATGAGGAGACAGCGCAGTGGCCCGAGGCATATGGCGCCGCGCGCAGACACGCCGAGGAGGTGCTGGAGGCCAAGCCAGACAGCGCGCAGATCTTCGCCGCCGTCACAATCGCCAAGTCAATATGGCATGGCAAACCGTCATTCGCAAAAATGGAAACCGAGGGAGAGAAGCAATGAGTGATGACCTAGTGAAACGATTGCGTAAAGGTTGCATCTATGACGAAGCCGAGCTGTCATGGTGCGCAGATGTAAATGAGATTGACACAGATGCTTTGTGTATAGAAGGAGCCGACATGATCGAAGAACTTAAAGCTCGGATCGAGGAACTTGAGGCCAAGGTAACGGACAAGATGCTGGACAATACGGTTCTGAAGGACTTGCTGTGGGAGAAACAAAATGAAAACTAATCTAACTCAAAAGCAACTGGACCAACTATCAGATCTTATTACTCTTGGTGAGTGCCAAGACGGAACGCTGTTTATCATAAATGTCTATGGTGATGTCAAAGGTGACGTTGAAGGTAATGTCTTAGGCAGTGTTAACGGTAATATTATAGGTGATGTCAGAGGCAGTGTTTGGGGTAATGTCTTCGGTAGTGTCCACGGTGATATCAAAAATAATGTTGTAGGTACTGTCGAAGGTGATGTCGTAGGTAATGTCTTCGGTAGTGTCTACGGTGATATCAAAGGTAATGTCTTCAATGATGTCGAAGGTGATGTCGTAGGTAATGTCAAAGGTAGTATCAGAAGCAGTGTTATGGGTACTGTCGAAGGTGATGTCTTCGGTAGTGTCTGGGGTGATATCAAAGGTAATGTCGAAGGCGATGTTAAAGGTAATGTCAAAGGTAGTATCAGAGGCAGTGTTATGGGTACTGTCGAAGGTGATGTCTTCGGTAGTGTCTGGGGTGATATCAAAAGTAATGTCTTTGGTAATGTTCATGGTCAGATCGCAGGGAAGTACTGGACTAGCTTAGAGTGCAAGGCCACCGTCGTCGTCCTGGAAGGAGAAGAATAATGCACAACAACTCACCAAAAAACACGCGGGAAGCCGTCGAGCTGGGCCTGTACCTCGCAATCACCGCCGAGACCGAAGAGGCGTCAAAGGAGGCGCTTGAGCTCGCTAGGGGGCTATCATACCAGATAACCTACGGCGAGTGCGAGATCGCCAAGATTAACGTCAGGCGCTACATCGAGCGCGAGCGGGCTGTGGGCGCAGAATACCCGCAGTCACCGCCCAGAATGGCGGTGCCGATCAAGCGGGCGATGAAACCAAAGCGCCTCACGCGCGAGCTCATACTCGACGCAATCGGGCACCCAAACCTAATAATCAAGAGAGTGGTGCACCGTTTTG